TCCGCAATCATTCCAGTCAGTTGAATAAGCATTAGTTGAAGTTCCTACTTCAAACTCTACTGTTGTAGAGGCGTTACCAATCGGTTGAAAAAGAAAATTAGAAATATAAAGTGGCTGATTATAGATATTCTCAAAAGCTCTAATAGTAGATGATGCTGTGCCGATAGTCCCCATCACTACTCTCCGCCTTTTAGCAGTATCAGTGTCAGTATCTTTATACTCTGTCCAATTTGTAACTGTCGCCTTGCCTGTATCTTGAAGTTTTTCAGTTCCACCTAATACGCCACCTGAACTATCCTCTATTACATCTTTTGCAATAAGTTGTGCGGCTCTTTCAATTATTCTATCTAAGGTTGTTTTTCCATCTTCCGCTTTTACAATAGCACCGCCAACAAAAAATAGAGCAATAAGCAACCCTGCGACAAACAATTTCTTATGTTGTTTTATCTTGTTCATAGTTGTCAGTGATTTTAATTATTAGTGCTACTTATGAAGCGTATGCGGCGTTAGTGCCCTTGCTTCCCCATATTTCTCCAATCGGATTTAACCAACCTTTCTGCCACCTAGCTCTTACTTTGAATTTCAAAGCATCTGTTTCATCATCTGTATCAATTCTGTAATTTGGATTTTCTCTCCATAAGAACTGTAGAGCCCTATTAGACTTCTTAACTAAGAACCAAGCTGTATCTGAACCGCCTGCCAATGCTGAAATCCAAGGATTTATGAATAAATCAAATGTCCCTGTCGCTTCAAAATAATTTACATCATTATTTTGCGAATTAGACTTTAGTTGTGATTTAATCATTTCAAATCCAAGTTTTTCAAGAGCAGGGGGAACCATTAGGATATATCTATCTTCCAAATGAGCCTGAAGTTCTCCTTGATGGTCTAAAACTTCTCTAATAGCCAAGAGTCCTGTTTCAAGATTACCTTCTGATAGCGGAATAGATGTCGCGGAAGCATTACTGCGGACACTCCCACCCGATAAACTTGGGTGGAGGGTAGAAATCAATGGTTTCGCATTTCCATACGAAGTATGGCTAGTAGAAAACGAATTTCTAAATACACTATACGCTTCACTATTTAAGGTTCTTGTTAAAGCCCTTGCGAGAGATTTGGTTCTGTCTGCTGCTGACCTATATTGATTATCATCATTCTGTTCTTTAGAAACTTGGATACCTCTTTTCCAAGTTGAAGGTGTTAATCTTGTAAGATAATCTTCTAATTCGTCTTGATACACATACGCACCATTTTCTCCCACATCTATCAGTTTTGAAATCCCAGTCGCACCTGAAAACTCTTCAAATGCCTTGCTGGAATTTCGGATGTTGAATACCCGATTTATCATTAGCGGAAATTGGTCTATCGCATCATCAAAATATGCAATCAAATCCGCTTTTAATGAATCTGGGAATTGTGCTGAAAGTTCCGTAAGGGTGTGAGTAGATTTTACTTTTGATTAAAGTTTTAATCGTTTTGAAAACCTAATCATTTAATTATTAACGAGCTATTACGCTAAGTTCAAGAGATTTTGTAACAATCTCGGCCTATATAAACCTATTGTAGATGTGTGCGGGTGAACTCCGTGAATCGTCAAACTAAGTGTTCCCATTGTTGCGCTTACTGTATTTTCATCAACCTGCACTGAAGTGATAATATTGGTGAAATATCCACGAAGTTCAGAATATGCAGTCGTGCCTATAGCAGCATCTGGCGTATTTTGCAAAACATCGTAAATTGAAAGAGGACGAACTACACACTTAACTTGGTCAGCAGTTGTATTGTCCGAAGCTGATAAATGAGACTTCACGCCCCATACTCCATCTGTAAATGTTCCATATTCTGAACTCTCTGCTCTTTCCAAAGGAGTACCATCTTTGGTCACAAATCCTTCACAAAGTCCGTATATGCCCTCATTTACAGCTACATCTTCGCAAAATCCAGTAGTAGCCATTTTAACTAATCCACCGACAAACACAGTAACGCTATCTGCCTGAATTATCTTTTCTGATTCAGGGGTTGGAAGTCCCAATAGGTTTTTATAAAACTTAAATCCATCTGCCATATTATTTAGGTTAATAGTCCCAACGGGTGCTACGCAATAGCGGAGGAAACCGTAAAACTATTAAGCTATAATTTAATTTCAAACTTTTTTTCTGCTTGGACTTTTTTTAGAGCTTTTTGATAAGTAAGCGGGTTGATTCCTTTTCTGTTGCATTCAGATATTTGTTCTGGCGTGAGTTTTGGCAATGCTTTTGGGTCAATACTTTGACCTGTTTGTTCGCCAGAACCTACGCCACCTGAACCCATATCTTCTTCAGCTAATCTTGCCGCCTCCTCATTCTTTTTTCTTTGCTCATAAATTCCATCCAAATCATCTTGCTGATGAGATAGAGCCGCTCCTTTTAATTTGCGTGTAATCTGTTCGGAAGTTAAATCATTTTTTGTAAGATGCAAATGTTCCAAAAGTTCATCCCAGTTTTTATTGTCTGAATCATTTATAGCATCATACTTCTTGCCAAGTTCTGTTTTGTAAAACATTTGTTTAGCTGATTCAAAACTGGCTTTTTGGATTTTTAATTCTGTCCTTCTTTCTGCTTCGGACAGAATATCTTTCCTGAATTTTTTTATTTCATCTGGATTGTCATAGCTATCCAAATCAAGTTTTGATTCAGGTTCTATTTCTTCATCTACATCTGATTTAAGTTCCCGTTTTTTTTCACGCATATTACGAAGCCGAGTTTCTCTTTCTTGAATTGACTTTTGTAGTCGCTCCTTTTCCTTTGTCTCGGCATCTGCCAAAGATTGCTCTTTGATTTTGAGCTTTTCTAACTCATCGTCCTGACCTTCGTTTTCGGGGGTCTCCCCTTGGTCAGCTGGTTTGATGTCAGTGTCCTGTTCTGACGAAGTATCCTCTTCTTGTATCGGACTTTTTGCTTCTTCTGCCATATATCATAGTTTATCGGCATTATTGATGTCGCAGTTGCCTAACTGCTAATGAACAACACTGATATATTTTAATTTGCAAATTGCTAACTCTGATACTTGCTTTGCTGAAATAGCTCTAACAGCTCACAATAATATCAAAGCCAGCAATTTGCAAATTACTTTTCTTTTTTAACATACTCAGGAAGACCCTGCTTCATCGTGGAAGCAAAATCTTGCAAATCTTTTTCTGACATAGATTTCGTCATTGACAATGCAGAGCCAGTTAAATCGCTCTTTGGTAATTCGCCACGCTTATAGGCTAGTGCCATAGTTGCGGCAGATTTTTGACTAATACTTACTGCTGGAATATGCTTACGAGCTATTTTTTACTTTTCTTCTTTTTCTTCTTTTTCTTTTGTTTTATTCCCCGTTTTAGTGAATTTGGGAAGGAAGAATTTATTTCCATATTTTTTATTTAAGAAATTCTATAAAAGGTTTATCCTTCAAATTATCCTCTATCAATTTCTGCACCGCCTGACCCTCTGATTGTTTTAGCCTTTGGAGTAAAAGCTCTATAAAAGCCGCCATCTCAATCGTTTTTAAAACTTTTATCTGATTTACAAATTGTATTTTTGATTCATCTGTCGCTAAGTTTCCTAATGCTTCTTTAAATAAATTATACACTATTTCCGCGTCTTTAAACAATTTTTCTTTTTTTATCTGTTCCTGTTTCGCTTGCCAATCTGGCGTGCCAATAATATTTTGCGACTGTTTTTGGAATGGATTATTAAATTTTGACATAAAATTATTCTTCTTCTAAATTATTATTTTTTTTAAACTCCTCTTTTGCTTTTGACATCATCAATATAAATTCATTGCACAATTCTACTCGTCCTGCTAATTTCCAGCGATATACACAATGTTTACTATCAGTGTCGCTATAATTGCTTTCCGCTATAAGTTTTATGTATCTTGTGATGTTGCTTTTAATCAATAGTTCCAAGTTTTGCACTCCGTTCATTTTAAGATACACGAGCATTCGTTTCTTTTTGTTTCTTTCCTTATTCTGATGTAGCTGAACTATCTCTCCAAAATATCGCAAAAACTTTCTATTTTTTATTTTATCAATTATTTTTTTTAGCATAATTAGATTGTTTGTGCCGTTGGCAACATTGGCGCACTTTGTTGCGCTCCCGCTCCTTGTCCGCCACCTCGTCCAGCCAGTAATTTTTGTATTTCGGGTGGGACATTTTGCTCTTGCTGTTTTTTAATAACCTCTTCACCCTGATTCATTGCTTTTGCGAATTTCTTAGCTACAATTCCAATCTCAAATATTTCTGGTTGCGCGAATGCCGTTTGGGCAAATGCCATATCATATCGTTTTTGCTGTTCAGAAGAAATGTTCAAAGCAGGAGCTTCCACCATCTTAGTTGTCATTTGAAAATCTCTCATCTGCTCAGGGGTAATGTCAATGATTTCTGACTCTCCTTCCATAGCTGAATTTATAATTTTCAATTCTTCCGAACTCCTAAGTTCATTACTTGTAGGAACTATGTTTATTTGTTTTGCCCCAAATTCGCCTGTTGAAAGCTTTGCTTTTTCCAAAAATAAAGAATGAAACGCCATATTATAAATCTTCTCTCCCCCATCTCCCATAATCTTTCGTATCTCCTTTGGTCTTGTATAATAATTCATTAAATTTGGAATTCGTACTTCTGCCCTACCTCTTTCCATCCAATCAACAAAGATAACGAGCAATGTCATAATTTCTCTGCCACTCTTACTCGCCTCTGTAACCTCTGTCGCTGTTTTAGCTGTTGTTTGGCTTATATTCCCTTGCGCAACTTCATCAACAGAAGATAGGTCAGCGGCATTGTGCATATATTTCAATGCTTGAAAAGCAATGGGGCTCGGAGGAGTTCTCCGCAGTTCTGTAATACTTGCGTTAGCATCAGGTATCTCAATAACTTTGTTAGGATACATAGTATCGTCAACAGGGTCTGCAACTCCCGATATTACGATAGGAGAGAACATTGAGATGAATATGCCATCTAAAAGCATATTATAAAGAGCATTTATGCCATCTTGATTTGCTTCTAATTTGTGTGCCAATGCTTTCCCATAAAAAAACTTAGAGGAAAGCGGTTCCAAAACTCCTTTAGCAAATGGCAATCCTTTCCACCTCATTGGGTTCTTTTTCTTGGTAAGCGGTATCCTATCGGCCATTATAAGATATTCATTTTCTATTACATCAAAGTCTCTTATAATTTCTACAAAATCATCAGTTTGCCCAATTTCATTAAAGTCTGTTCCATTCTCTTGACTAATATTTCCCATTCTATTATCAATAACCATCTGAAAATTATCCCACTTTGCAAATTTAGTTTTAAATTCTCCAACTGGCATTTTTTGCACCCAAGTCGCGCCCATTTGTTTCTTCATATCAAATTCCCAGACACTATCAGGATAAAATTCTTCCAGAGATACTATATGAGAAGTTAATCCGCCTTCCATCAATTTTTCTTCTATATGCTTACTCTTACCAGTTAAATGGTCAATTTCGCTAAAATTATTTACCTTTATTTCCCAGTTTCCATAATCTTCAAAAATAATAACCGTCCCCTTTGTTACTACCTCTAAAAGACGCATAAAACAGTCCTGTGAACGATTATTTAAAACATCTTCATTATAATCGTTAAAATCTTCAAATATCTTAGCTCTAAGACGGGATAAAATAAAATTATCTTTTAACGGACTAAACTCCACCTTTCTTGGTTGAATAGCTAACCGCGCAAGAATAGCTATTGTTTTATCGTGCGTGAGAGGGTCAAAATAATTTGCCTGCCATTCCTCTTTCCAAGCATCCTTAACCTTATATCCATTAAACCTTTCGTCAGAGTCGTTTATATATTGAACCAAATTTCTATCTACATTATCTTTCTGATTTCTACCAAAAAATTTAAAAGAACGGTCGCGCATTGTTTTGCGGTTTTCTAGGTTGGTTTCTATTTTTTCCCTTACACCATCAAACTTGGTTCCTTCCCAACTATTTTCTTTTGTTATTTTTTCTTTATTTTCTTCAACCATTCAAATATGAGCTATTTGAATATATTTTTTAAAAATAGGAGCCTGGCATATTTCCCTTCTTCTTTCCCCTTTGTATTTGCCTTCTGTATCCTACTGCGAAATATCTGAAACTATCTGCTGCATCTGCCGCCCAGTTATGCAATGGTTTGGATTTCCAACACTGCATTTTTTCATCATATTCTTTTCTATAAAACTTTAAAGCCCTTAGTCCTTCTTTGCATTTTTCCTTATCAAACCAACATCTATCCAGAATACCTCTTACAGCGTTTATGCCATCATCTATGTGTAATTTAGCGACCATTCTAAAATTTATGCCCAGGCCTCTCGCTACCTCCAAACGACTCTTTCCTGTACCCATTTCTCTTACGGCAATATCGTGCGGGGCATAATGTTCTCCATAAATATAATTTTTTTCATCTAATATTTTTTTATAAAATTCAAAACCTTCTCCTTCTGCCTCATAGTAATCTATAAAACGATATTCATTGCCAATATTTTGCATAAACCATATTACAGTTCTGTCGTTCATTCCCAAATCCCAAAAAGTATGGACTGGCAAATTTAAGTCATATCTCACCCTTGTAATTCTATTTTCTTCTTCCGCTAATTTTATCTGCTTGGCATAATATGCTCCTTCTATCTTTGGCTCTTCCCAACTTCCTTCTCTCCACTGTCTTCTTAAGGTTTCATCTTTTATTGAATTAAGAAAGGCGACATACCCAGGGTCTTTTTCCATTAAATGCGGATTATCTTCTACTTTTGCGGGTATAAACAATCTTGTTTTTACAATTCCCGTTTCTTCATCTTTGAATTCTCTGATTTTTTCATCAGCATTTTCACAGTCAAATCTTTCCCGTACCCAGAAAAATCCATCTCCATCAGGATTTGTAGTCGCGAATACTCTTGGCTTCAGACCTTCAACAGTGGAACGGCAACTTCCTAATAATTTTTCATAATTTCCTTCTTGCTGGATATGCGTAAGTTCTTCCATTAGGATTTTCTGATATTCGTGTCCCTGATATTTTGTATAAGCGTTTTCATCCTTTAAATGTCCTGTTCTGATTTTTGCTCCCGAGGGAAATCTGATTTCAGCAGGACTTCCAACAAAGACAGCATTGCAGGGTCTATACATCTCTCTTGCCCTATCTACCCAATCCCGCAGGTCATCGGCGTTTCTTCTAATAACCAAACCCCTATAATGCTTATTGCTTATATATTTTGGCTCTATCAGCCAGACAGTTCCAGCGGTTGACTTTCCACCACCTCGGGCTCCTCCAAAAAGTAATTCATCTACTTTTTGTATCAGAGCCAGTTCTTGTCTTTTTGTAGCTTTCCAGAATATCTTCATAAATGAGCTATTTTTCTTCTATTTTATTTTCTTTTGAAGGATAAATTACAACGCCTATTGCTCCCTCTTTTCCTGTACCCTGAATAGTTTGCGGAACAGAACCTAAGATTCTGTTAGTCAGAAATTCTAATGCCTGCCTATCTGGTTTTTCTTTATATCTTCTTATACTCCCTGAAAGAGTTTCTTCCTGCATATAAGCTCCTCGCGCGAGGTCAAGTAAAGCATCAAGAAGAATGGCAAGGGTTTTGTCATTCAACTTACTTTCTTTTATTTCGCTTATAAGTTCTTGAACAGATTTTAATTCAACTTTGGACATATTTTTGTATTTTTAATGAAATCTTCTTTCTGCATTATTAGATTTCTATAAATATTTACTTCATTTTGTTTTTGTACTTTTATCGTTTGCATAGCATCCCAGACATCCAATTCAATATAATTTTTAGATAGTCTTATTTCTTCAAAACATTTTATTGTCTCTCTATCAAAAATTATATTATTCTCTTTAGTCATAAATTTGTTAGAAGCAGTTTCCCTCCGAACCGCCGCAATGAAATGATTTCGTAGAATTTGTTAGTTGTATGTATGTTGAAATTTCTTTTAAAAAGATAATTCCGTACAAGCCAGTATTCTCAAGGTTTTGCGTATACAATCCAGAGGGGTTTGCTATAATTTGTTTAATAATGATTTTACTCTTTGTCTATATTCTTTTGGTGTAGGGCGAGAGCAGAGTGGGCAATCTTTTGCTAATTGGGTGTTATATAGGGATTTACAATCACTACATTTACGGTGCCAAGGCATTTTCTTTATTTGAAAAGGTTTTTTTTCTACTGGTTTCATATAAAGCAGATGTGCAAGGAATCGAACCTCAGACTGTTGGTTTGGAGCCAATTATGATGCCACTTCACCACACACCCATATAAAAAAACACCAACAAAAAGTTAGCGTAATAAACACCCCCTTAAGGTCTTTTTTAATATCTTACCCATAAG